CGAAAGAACGATGTTATTATGAATATCACACCATCCGTCCACAAAAATTTTGTAGTACGAATGGTGAGTATCCACTCTAGCGCGTCGCATCTTGATAAAGAGAAAAGTCTCCAGATTTCATTAAAAAAATTCATCCAGTAGCCGTAGGGCCAATGGATTGAAAAAGATGAATATCAATGTTGGCCAGACCTGTTTAAAAAACAAGATCTTAACTACGACGGTTTTCCGGCTTCATTTAACAAAATAAAACTATATATAAAGTCAACAATTCGAATTCAAGATTCTAATGTTACAATATACATAATTTCACTTCTGATAAAGCTCCCCTGCTGTTCAAGGGGGTCATTGTTTAAAAACAATGGTGGAAACGTGTAAGGAATGTTTACCTTACCGAACTCTTAGTTTAGAGTCCAATCCTGGTTTAAGTACTTCCAGGTAGTGTACGACATTTTCGGGGATGTCCTAACCCATACAACGTTATAATGTACACAATTATTAACGATGATGATGATTTAAATCCTGCTTTCTAAGAATAACCTTACAAGATGAAAATTGTTTTTTAGCAAGCTTTTCTGCTTGTAGTGTGGCTACATAATATACGTCATCAAAACAAATAATGTCATAGAATAGCAATAATGTAGAAATAAACCTACGATCTTTAGTAAGATGATAAACATTACACTCTCGAGTTGAGCTACGCTCTTCGAACATGTTAAATTTCTTCATCACTAAATTAGGTGGATCTACTGTCCCCACACAATAACGAGTCATATATGTTACTTGTTCAAAAACAACGTAATCATAAAACTTCAAGGCTGGCATGATATCTTCAATAGCATACACATGTTCAGTAACTGGTAAATCTAAAGATTGTGATTCCCATGTTTCTGTGTCTGTATCTTCTGTATCAGCTAATTCCGGATGGAACGCCCAAAAATTCTTTTTGACTATCGCATCATAAGATGGTATTGACATCGCACATAGTGCAATAGCATTAGCATCTTTAATTGATTTGATCTTAGCCGCGTGTACATCATAATACTTGCGTCCGTAATGACTGGCTTCCCTCAAACCAGAATCCACTTTACTTGCAAATTGCACATGTGGTGGATCATCACAATCCTTTGCCTTTTTCTGCCAATGCAGACTTTTGACAATAGATGACTCATCTAGGAGTGGAACATATGCATCATAGTCCTCATTAAATACGATTCGTTGTTTTAAGAAACCCAACTCATCGAAATTTTGATAAGGTACTGATTCAGCATCTTTCTTATCCATAGTATAAGTCATACCATATTTATCCATATATAGATTAGACATGAGTGTATGTGTGAACTTTCCGCGAAGTCGGTTCGACACATTCATTGCATTATCATCACCATACGTAGCTAATTTAACTTCAGATCTAAAATCATCAACATCTGGGCATAGCCCAAAGAAAATAATTCTAGTATACAAAGAGTTAGCAATGGAATTCATATGTGTAGTGAGTGGTTGCCCTGACGGATTCGAATTAGCTAATTCAAATACCTGACCGTAAAAATTCATATGAGGGTAAATAATTTCAGTTAACAGAGCACTGGCAAGTTGTAATTGACTTGGAGTATAGTCAAACTCAACCAGTATACGCACAATGATATCTGCCACCGCAGACGTTATTTGTGCAGACATGTTACGATCGTATGCTTTAAAATCTCCAGCAATACACATATCTTCATTGAATGTAGTCATGAATTTACGAAACTCACCAGCTTCATAAGATTTCATATTGATACCTAACATACATTCCGTCAAATATTTATTGGCACCGAAAAAGCGCACCATAGGAGCAAATGTTTTCCTGCATGTAATTAATACATCGGTCCCCATTGCTTGAAATGGTCTACACTTCTTCTTGCTAATTGGTAACAATTCGTTAGTTTTCGAACATGTTTTAACAATAAAATTTGATCTGATTCCTTGTTCTGCGTTCTTACGTATCGCAGCCATACGTTCCTCAAGAGGATACAACGTTTCATCAAACGTACGAGGCATCAATGGTTGATTAGGATCTATGGGATCCATAACCATATACTTTTTCTTGGAACCTGACATAGGCCAGCCAATAGAAGTACTATTATTAATACCTGTGAGACCTTGCTCACCAATACCATCCAAAGCTTCTTGCAACGACAATTCTCTTTTGACTTCATCAAACAAATCAGGAGTAGTTTCCTTCATTAGTCGAATCTTGTCAATAATAGGCTTCAAATAATCATCTACTGCTCTTTTAATATCAGAGCTAGCAAATTCTTGTTTCGGCGTATTGTAATCGATAGCTGCTTTCTTTTTGTGATAGTCTGCTGTCATCTCCTGTGGAGGTCCCACCTTGGACACTCCAAATGCAGCCACTACTGCAGGAAGATAATTTGATTTACAGAAAGGAGATTGTGGGATCTCCTCCTGAGGATTACCATTCTTCAACACTATTCCATGGTTAATCCACGTATGTTTTTCAATCGGCATATTATATTCTGAATTTTCCACTATGGTACTCATCCATTTATCACCTGGTTGCAAAGTAAAACCTTGCTGTGATCCAATATCCAATTTAGCTTGTGAAGTAGGTTGGAATCCCCCTTCAAACTTAGCTAGAGCAGCTTCTACATCAGTCATCGTAAGACTGGAAAAGATAGCTCTCTTTTTATTACCTGCAGAATGAAATCCTAGTACCACACCTCTAGTTTCATCTACAAATACAGATCCACACTGCCCTTGAGTGGTATCCTTGGGTAACTCTGCACAATAAGCATTAGTGATGACTGAACCAGTTGTAGTAGTAACCGAGACTCCAACACCCAATCGCGTGTAACGACTTATATAAGACTTTGACGTAGTGACCTGTCCATAAACATTCTGGGTAACATAAGTTCCCATACGTTTAGAAAAGGCCTCTAAAGGCAAATGTCTCAACAAATTCCAACGTGGGGCGCTGGATGTAACTCGTACGATTGTATAATCTGCTCCTTTAATTTCACTCAAATCTAAGGAACTCACTTTAGGTACTCGTGCTTTTCCTTCATTATTATCCACTCCACGTGGGTAAAACGTTAGATCATAAGTGCCTTCAGTAGGCAGACAATGTGTCGGAACTAGGTAATAATTTCCAACTATAGGCATAGACAAAGCCTGTTTTTCACCACCTCCATGAATAGAAACAATGACCACAGCCATGTTAGAAACAACTTTAGATATTAAATCCGCAGCAGTAGTCGTATGTGCTTTAGAAGACATAGACGGTGCTTGATTTTGTTTATCCTTGGTAAATTCCCAATTAGTGTGGGGTACATTATTAGTCTCAGATTCATATACTTTATCTTGATCTCTATAATCCTTCTTAAAGAACTTATATACCATGTAGGCACCTGCAATAGCAGGCAACCATTTAAACATAGTTTTAGCTCTCTGTTGTCGAAGTACAGAGGTTTCAGGAACAAGCATAGTCAATATTTCTGGACGACTGCATATTTCTTCTTCAATCAAAGCTTTTTCACTAGTAAATAACTTCTTCAAATAAAACATAGGGATAATTCCCATTGCCGTAAAATTAGTTGTCATTAGAACTGGTGAGTTTAAGCTCAATGCTGTGAAAAATGCTCCTATTAACCATAGTCCAACTCCCGTAATCTGGGGGATAGATTCTGATATAACTTTAGCACTTCTTCCAACACCATTTCCTACATGATAAGCTACTGCTGCATTCTTATTTATTGCACGCAATGCTATCCTAGGATCATTAGACTTTATTACTTTGGATATATTGGTGTGCGCATTCATCAAACGTTCATGCGACATACTAGCCAAGTCTCCAAGATCAGTCTTTCCTAATCTCTTTGCCTGTGATTCAAATTTACACTGACAATAAACACTTGTCATTCCACAAATCTCGCACGATTTTGCTTCATTCAAAGTTTTCATAGTAGCCAATGTCTTGACAGACTGTTTATGCAATTCTTGTGTCCTCTTGAATACATATGCCTTCAATAGTTCCAAAGATGGAATATCACTTGAAGGGAGATCAACTCGCTCAAAAGCCATGCCATCTAAAATAACATGCTTAGCACTAGCTTGATCTTCATTGATAATATCTTCTTCTATCTCATCATCAGCATCAACCATATGTCTGAATTCATAGATTTCGAAATCATAAGCATCCAACCTCTCTTCATGCGTGAGGTATTTTGTTTTTTCATCCGAAAATCCAGAATTTTCATCATTCCTTACTTTCCTGTACTGAGGTTTAGCTTTGACCCAAATGTGTAAAGGGAATCGTCGAAAGACAGACTCCTGACAGATGGACTTTATAATGTTTCTCATGCGATGATCATTCGTCGAAACGATATGACCGAGATTATTATAAAAATGAACTCCTTTTTCATCAACTCCTGCTTTATTGATAGGACGTCTCTGAGTATTGACATGGTCAATAATTCTCTCAGAAAAATCTTCTCTACTTTCAGCATTACCAGCATCATCAGCCAAAGTAACTTTGGAATCAGATGTAGTAGTGGAATCAAATTTTGCCGCATAATTGACTGCAGTGATCATCCCCGGAAGAGGAGTAATCCCATGAGCCAAAATCATGGTATTAGCAAGAGTTTCTTGGACTGTTGATTTTCCACAATTACTTCCACCAAACAAAATAATGCCTGTGGGTTGTGGTTTAAGCGACTCTCGTTGAATAGCCAACAATAATTCCGACCTTATAATTTCTAGTCTTGTTACTGTGCTTTTCAACACTGCCAAAATCGCTCCTGTATGTGTTTTGATATAGGATTTACCAGTTCGCAAAGTGTCAATAATTAATTGATTGAAAGATTCGTACGTATGACCATACTCCTTTTTCAATAAATCAGATTGTTTAGCTTTGACGATTTGATACATTCCTTCAATCTTAGCACAAGTGGCTTCAAATTTCGCACTCTCCGTTTTCCCTAAGAGAATGCAATCAATATTGCCATGGATCAGTGAGTCCCAGTTTTCAGCTATACAATTTATAGCAGTATATAACATTGTAATAACATCGTTACCATCTCCAATCGTGGAAAAGGTAGTTTGACATAACTGGGTTAATGTCTCCATGTTCATATCCTCAGGTACTAATCCCTTCTGAAGAGTGAACCATATACCTACAACTTTGGTAATGAATAATTGAATAACAGTATACAAACGATCTTGTAATACTCTATCAATTTTAGACATCCCATCATCTAATAGAACGGATGATAAAATTGTTGGCAATGAAAAATTGCTGTCTTGGGACTCAAAGTCATCAGTGTGAACCGAATTATAAGAATTCCAGACGTCACGTAATTCTTCTCCTAAACAGGAAAATAAGACAGTGACATAATCCAATACCTTGGTGGGCGATACTAGATTTGATACAACATTTGTAAAGGCAGTTGCAAGCGTGACATAGTCAGCTCGCTTTTGCACTAAACGTAAAAATACTATTAGACTCAATATAGTACGAATCAACATATCTTTCTGATCATCACTAAGAAGTGGGAAACCAAACATAGACATATCTAATCCTTGTCTTAACGCTGATAAAAGTTTGCTCAACGTCGTAATAGTACTAGAACCCATCTCTCTTATGCTATCAAGTTTAAGCATATTTAAAGAATTAAGATTAATGGATTGCGCATCATCCAATGCGACTTCCTGTTTTAAGATAACAGGCAAAACTTCAGAGCTACCGCTCTGTGTGGTTTGTGTTTGTGTTGTGTTAGTAAGCATTTGTAAAACTTGGTATGTACCAAGATCAGATGGAGCTTAACATCCGACTTTAAGTAAGGCTTTACAAGCCCGTCTAATTATTGATATTTATATATAGTGGCCTTTCACGGGTGATTACTACGGCATATATATTACTAGGAGACGAAAACCTAGCAGCTGCTAACAGCTTCTAGCTATACAAAAAAGTGTCTAATGGGTTATCTACCAAAAGAATTAATGTATCTAGGGAAGTAAACGATGATAAATTAAATTAACAATCGTACACAATATTATAACCATATTCTCTCTGATGGAGAAATTTTAGATAGGTCAAATAATACATATTTTCAACATTAAAATTCATAAAGTGTGTCTCAAAAGAGGTCTTTTAAATGAACTAATAGTATGTCGAACCTGTATCATCATAACTAAATATGATTACATTGAATGTGCAAAATTAATTAACAATAAATCACCGTCACCGTGTCATATTACATGAATATTTTAATCTGTCTCAACAGAAACCCGTAAGGGGTAATTCCACGTTAAATATGTGTTCGTAAACCGCATTTCCATAGAAGGTCGTTTCTCAAATCATACTCTAGTGACTCAGCCATATAATGAACTGAAATCATACTGCAAGGCACAAATGTGCTCATGAGCAAGTGAAATAAGAAAGTACTTATCCTAAGTTTTGGTTGTCCGTACACAATTCTGTGTTGTAAATGGACTCGATCGTTTGTTTGATCGGTGGCGCTGCTATGATTATAGTTTAATCATACTTCAACTCACAATGGAATAGTGAATTGGTCTAACTGTTGTTGTCGTAATTGGAGAGTAATCCAACTACTAAAACGCCATGGTACTTTATAGTGCCGGCTAGCACTTGTAAAATATATTGATTTAGTTTGTCAATAATCCTACATGGATATATAAAACTTCGATTCTGGGTATCCAACCAGAAAAAGTAAAATAGAACTTACATTGTAACTTTAATTGTAAAAATATTAAAGAAAGTAAACTCAATTAGAATTCTTCGTGACGATTACATCTCATAAGGGTATACTACCCAAGATGAAATGCCCGTCTCATAAAGAGAAACATAATTAAGTAATACAATCCGTTATACGATAACGTAAAGCGTAAATGAAAAAATCCTTAAACCTTATACAAGATATAGCGCGAAGCTATAATCCTATAC